CGAATAGCAAGATAAACTGCCCTATCTTTACACCATTGTTCAGTTGTTTTTAGTAACCATTCCTTCTCTGCTGGTTCATCGGAGAGACCAGAAACAATCTCTACAATATTTGTGAACGACTCCTCGTTTAAGTCGGTTCTTTTTTCCAACTCAATATAGAGGGATTCTTGAGTTGGAAGTGCATTATATTCAACAACGAATGATGAAATTTCATCATAAAGGACCTTTTGCAAGGTGTCATTAAAGTATTCAGTTTTGATAAACGGAAGAACCTTTCTTGTGAAGTCTTCATTGTATATTAAGTTTCTAAGAATTAGTGCTTCAGTTGTTTCCATTCATTATCATTCTTCGGTTTCTTCTTCTTCGTCAATTTGGAACAGGTTCGATGCACCTGAACCATATTTAAATTTCAGTTGGGCAAATGTATCAATTTGCTCTAAAACGTCTTGGGTGAAGAATATTTCGGGGTTCTTCATAATCTCTTTTTCGTAGAACTTCTTCTCTCCAAAGACATAACGGTTACCTACTCGTTCAACAACACCACCTTCTACAGCGAGAGGCAATAGACCATAATAACGGTCAAGTCCTCGTTCATCGTAGAATAGTCTCACTTCTACATCACGATTTTCCCGCGAAAGGCGCGATTTTACAGTCTTGAATTTAAGAATAACACCAACAACTTCGGTTCCTTCTTTTTCTTTTGACTTAGAAATGTAAAGGATTGTTGAGGCGGAATACTTCAAACCTGAATTATGAGTAATTACTCCATTATGCAAAACATAATTTTCATACTCATCTACTGTGATGTCAAATACCTCAGAATTTTCTTTTTTGCTAATAGATTTGATTTTCATTTGTTTTTTAACTTTTTGATGCTTTTTATGTTGTAATTTTTTAGTAAATATTCATACTTGGGTTTACATAACTTTGAACCCAAAGGTCGGCTTTTCCCCAAATACTCACCCAAATCCCCATATTGTTCAAAAATTTTGACAGTTTTATCAAAAAATTCAACTTCAATAGGTATTCTTCTATGAGCGGAAATTTTCTTTTTAGTTTCATTAGTGTGCTTTTTCCCATAAAAAGGATTTTTTTCACCGGTAATGCCCAACGAAATGTTTTTTTTCCAATTTTCTTTTTCTTTCTCTGTCATTTTATAATAACAAGGTTTTCTATACATTGGATTTTTTTCTCCCATAAATGGTTCAGGATTTTTATAGGCCCAATTATTTTTACCTGATATGTATGGATATATTATCTTTCTTGCTAACTCAAAATTTTTAGAGTTTAACGATTTTTCTCTACCACCACCATTAGAACGTCTCATGGTTAACAGGGCATAAGACATACTTCTACGTTGAGAATTAGTTGTGACCATTTTCACTAAAAGTAAATGGCAAATAAAATGCTCTCTTGCTGTCAATTTTATTAAATTATTTTTAGAATTACTTCCTCCTAAAGATTTTGGTATAATGTGATGATTTTCATAATAATTGTCATCAAAATTAATTCTATTCTTGGCATTATCAATTATATTATAATACCATTTAGTGTATTTGTTATCGGAAAACACGAAATAATGTTTGCTTATTGCCTGACTATTTAGTCTCTGCGTATTTTAAACCGTCTCCACCGAACCATCTACTGACAAATTTTTAGCCTCAACCCATTCGCCACCAATAAAGAATTTATGCTCAGGTGTGCATCTAACCTTTACACCATCTTCAAATTCTATTTCAAGAATTTCTTTATTAGTAAAATTATGTGTCTGTAGAACCCTTCGCCATTCACCCTCTTTAGTGAGAACAAAATCATCAATATCAATATTTTCTATTGCCTTATTTCCATTTTTTGTTACAATTTCAGTCCCTGCAACTAAACAGCCCGCTGACATTTCTTTAGGTGAATACATTGACATAGAATCATAAAGATGATTATTAACCATCATTGGAATGCCAGCCTTTCCAAGTTTAAGAGTCAGCATCCTGAAAGCACCTTTTGTTAATTGCGCTTTCGTCATATCTCTTGTATCTTTTTCGGCAAGAGTGTCAGTAATCTCCTTATTTGTTGATAACATCCCCAATGAATCTAGAATAAAGAAGCAAGGCTTTCTTTTTTCTTCTTCAAGATTAAGATACATATCTACAGCCTTAAGAGCCTTTGCCCGGAACTCTTCAATAGTCACAACGTTGACAATAACAACCCTGTTGACATCAACACCCCTGTCCGAAAGCATTGCCTTATTGACAGCGGATTCAGTATCAAAATAAAGACAATATCCATCTGGGTTATTATCCAAAAAATTTCGTACTACTGAAAGTGCAACAAAGGTTTTGCCACAAGATTCTGGTGCTGCAAGTGCTGTAATCTTGTTTTGAGAAATGCCCCCAAAAATAGTCCCCGAGACCAGGGCATTTAAGACATAAGAGCCAGTATCAACATATCTTTCTTCTTCATTAATTTTTGAGGCTAATTCTCCACCCGCTTCCTTAATTAAATCTTTTAAAAAGTCCATACGTTAATCATCCAAATAAAAAGTCTAGTGAACTTGTTTCTACGGTATTCCAACCGATAACATCCAAGATTGCCTTGAGAGGTGAAATGAATGTCTTTTCAAACTGTGTATTATAGTCTACAAATTTATTCAAACCCAACTCGGTTGGAAATCTTTGAATGAATGCAATTGCATTTTCATTAATTGGGTTTGGCATTTTGAGATAGCAGAACTTAATCTTTTCCCCATCTTTAATCAACGGGTATTTCATTTCTAGTTTCTTCTCTTTGATGTGCCGGTTATAAATCAGTGAGGCCCTAGATTGAATTGGTGTTCCTGATATGTAAGAGTTATTATGCGCTGCATATTTATTGACGTTGCTGACGCTTTTCGGGAATGATACTTCTTCTGGAGTAAGAGTAAAAAACTCTTTCTTACAATCACTGATAAAATCAATAATGTCTTTATTATCTCCGTTGAGAATCAGTTTAATTCCCTCACGGATTCTATTTCTACAATATGCAGGAGTTGAGGACTTAATTGCAGAGATTCCAGAGATAACAATCTTTGGTTCCGCATATCTTACACCTTCATTGTCCCACACGTTCATTATGTAGTTCTTCTTTGCAACCCACAGACCAGATGAACAAAGTTTTTCCCTCTTCATACTGAGTTGTCTGTCAAAAGAACCGAGAACATCGCAAATTTCATTAAATGAATTGTCAATGCACTCTTGAACTTTAGTGGAACACACCTTGTCCATAAAGTCAATAATTTTTACCATCTCAACTTCTTTGTAGCCAAAAATACGCTGAATGATTGGTTCAAAGTTAATCATAATGGAATCGGTATCCATTGCGATTGCAAAGTCAAAGTCTTTAGTTCCAGCAATCTTATTAAGAAAGGCATTCATTCTTTGCTCCAATTGGCGAATAATTGCCTGACCGGTGTAAGTGATTGCCTCCGCGTTTTTTAGGTCATAGTATCTAAAATACTCACAACCTAGAGTGCCAAATGCAGAGTTAAGAACTGTTTTCTTTACGTTCTGATAATTATTATAAACCGTAATCTTTTTCTTAACTTCTTCTGACGGATTCTTCTCATATTCAGCCGCAGCAGCTAGCATCTTATTTTTATAGATAACCCGTTCGTTGTAAAGTTTTTCCATCAACTTTGGTAGAAATCCTTGATGAGACCTATCATACATTGAGCCATTGGCACATACACTATAATCTGTATCATTTGTAAACTCTTCAGAAAGAATAGCATCTACTGAAACATCAGAATTTCGTTGTTTTACAAGAGTTTCTGGACTAATATTAAATGTGCGAATAATTGATGGATATAGAGAACGTATGTCAAATGTTACAACATAATTAAACTTTCCAACCTGTGTTTCCTTTACATATGCTCCCTTGAACTTCTCAGTTTTTAATGTTATGTCTTGCTTTTGTGGAATACAGATATTTTCTCGTCTGAGATAGTTGTAAATAATTGAATCCCACATTCTACTCTGAAAGAAAACATCTTCAAAGTTTACCCTTGTATCAAATGCCATCGTAAGAGCGAGACCAATAAGACCCAATTCTTCTTCTAGCCTACTTACAAGTTCACAGTCTTTAATATTATAAAGAGTGAATGTTGTAAAGTCTTGAGTATAAAAATCTGCAAAAGTCTCATACTGAGTGTGGTCTAGTTTTGAATCACCTAGAATCTCTTGGGCAACCGTATCTAGTCGGTTATTCTCTAACTTAATTCCACTGAACTTTTTAAAGAGAGCAAGAAAGTCAAGGCAGGAAGTTCCAGAAATCTCATAAACATATTCTTCTCTATTACTCTTTTCAACTCTTACTTTACGCTCTCTGATATACTTCCATACTGATAGCCTTTTTGCATCAGCCTCAGATAGGGTAACCGCAATCCTACGAAGAAGATACGGCATATCAAAGAACTCACAATTAAACCCAGAGACAATATCGGGATAATCAGATTCCCAGAATTGAATGAACTGCTCCAGCAAGTCCATCTCGTTTTTACATTCAAAGTAGATGTTGTTTTCTACTTTTTCGGCAAACGGGCGGCTACCCCAAGTATAGGTTTTCTTTGTTGCAAAGTCTTGAATCGTAATAAGAAGAACTTCTTCTCTTACTTGTTCAACGTTAGGGAATCCATAAGTTGAAGTTGTCTCAATGTCAATGATATAGATTTTCATCTTCTTGACATCAAACTCAATATTCTCTTCTGGGTAATTATCCGAGATGTATTGATTTATTGGAGAAATATCCCCATAGATTGAGAAGTTGTCAATGTCTTTGTATTTGTTGATAAACTCTCTTGTATCTCTGATTGTTCCCGGCCGAACTGGTTTCAGGTAATCGCCTTGTAGGGTTTTATATTTTGAGGGTTCTGGACTTTTTAAAAATAAGGTTGGATTATATTCAATTCTATCTTTAAAGGAAACTCCATCTTCATAACCACGAACATAGATGTAGTTTCCTAATTGCTTTACATTTGTATAAAATCTCATCCGTTAAGAAGGCTCTCATATTTTGACTGGAGCACCGCATTGGGTTTTGCAAGTGTTAGAATCTTATCAGCGTGAATCATAAAACTATTATCATTCGTGTATTCAAGAAGATAAGGATTTAAAGTATAATTTGTGGTATTAGTAATGACAAACGGTTCAAGCATTCTACAATTTGGTTCTCCTTCTGTCGCCTCAACTTCCTCTAATTGAGCAATCAGAATAATATGCGGGAAAACTACAATCCAGGCATCTACTTCTTTCTTTCTCGGCGGCAATACTTTTGGATTAGTTATTTTCCGTTTTGCTTTAGGTGCCGTGGCGTCTTGGGGCATATTAACTTCGGTTAGCATTGTTTCAGTCATTTCATTCATGTAAAATAGTAAAAAATAGCAGGGCGTTATCTGATATGTGCCAGATGCCCTGCTTTTAATTGGCAACGATAATTAGGGAGCAGCCCATTCTATTTAGGATGACTCAGGGAGTCGGGGTTTCCACCTTTGGGGTCTTCTTCTTGCCGCCAATAGTGTACTTTGAAACCAATTCGTAATCCTGACGTTCCTTATAAGTAAGAACTTTAATAAGACTCAGCGGAGCCATATCCTCAATCTGTTCAGGTCTTACAATATTAATCAGCCCCCAATCACTTAGAAGTTTTGCAATTCTATTACGTCTCCGAACATCATCTTCAGATAACGTGCAATACTTACCATCAAGAGCAAATAGTTCTTTATACGAAATGATATAATATTTTCCTGACTTATGAAGAATGTGAGCACTCTGATATAGTTTCTTTTCGTGCTTACTTGAAATACCTACACGCTGTAGGGTTTCTTTAACAACTAGAAAAGTATCTGGTTCATCAAGTGTTACTTCAATCATCAGAGAGGGATTCCAATCAACATATCCCTCTTTATTCAATTCACTCATTTTCTCATTCCACCTTTATTCAATCTTTGTTTGATAAAATTTATCTCTTCTCTATTTAGAAGTCTTAGGGCTTCTAGTGCCCGTTTATCATTGTAACCATAATATTCTTTAATTGCGGCCAGATTCTCTGCATCTTCTTTTTTAACCCAAGGAGTATATCTCTTTTTCTTTCTCAAAGAATGTAGATAAAAGGCATATTGCATATCCTTAGAGATATAAGGATATTGATTCAGTTCATTGGCAAACAGAATCGTATCAAGATGCCCAGCAACACACTTATTGACAATATAAGGAGTATAGGAAGAAATGTTTTCAGGAATCTCCCCAATCAGATTTTCTTTTGAAAAATTGATTGAGGTTAGCCATTGTCCTAAATCCGGTGCAGTCATTTATCCTAAGTCTTGTTGATAGCCCGCTTCAAAAAATGCATCTTGTTCCATATCAACAATAGGTGTTGTAAACTCAATAGGAGGACTTGCAACCTCAAATGTTTCGGTGCATAGACCAAAAAGTTCAATAAGGGTTAGTGTATCGGTTACATCAATTGCCTTTAGGTCTTTTTCAATTACCCATTCTTGAAATAAGTCAATCTCTTTCCAGGGGTCTTCGGAATAGCCCCACGGTGGTTTAATGTCATTCATTGTGAAACTCCAGTCGCGGGAACAAATTTGCTAGCCATTGCCGTACTGAGAAACTTTTCGGCATCTTCTTTTGATAGATTTGCTACATCAAGGTAAACAACTTTATTTCCAGTTGCAGTTTCTCTCAGATAATCTGGTAGACCCTTGTAAAGGCTATAGGCATACTGGCGCTGCTCTTCGGTTAAAGCATCTTGATGTAGTTCACTAAACTCACCAGCGGCTTCTTCTCCTAAAAGGTCCATAACAATGTTTGGTTTCCAGTTGTCATATGCAAATGGATTCTGCCAAGTTGAGTCTTCGGTTAGATTGTCATAAAAAACTGTTGCAAGTGTAGCCAGGTCGTCGGTTTGATTTCTGTTCATAATTAATTCCATTCGGATTCATACATAATTTCGGTAATAGTAAAAAACTCTATTGATTTCCTAGACGCTTCACAGCAGATGCTAAATGGTGAAAATCACCGCTCAGTCTTAATTCCGCTCCACGCCCGTAATCGGCGTACTCCGCCGATGAAAGTTCTTTATC